ATGTTGTTTTCCCTGATGGATCAATTTCCATTTCCGGACCACGTTCAGCAAGATGAGCAAATCCTTCAGGTGAATTTTCGGTTCCTTTCCAGAATTCCGGTAATGGCCTACTTGCAACAATAATGCCTGAAGCAATTCCTGTTGCTAATGTTAATCCTGCCAATAAAAGGTCTGGCAGTGCTTTAACAACTGCAACTGCTGTATTAATTGCAATACTAAACAGGGCTGCGCTTCTATCATTTTTGGCTTGTTTTAGTTTTAACTCCGCAATCTCTTTAGTAAATTTATTTTCAACCAATGCCCTGGCATCTGCACTATCCCCTGCCATTTCCAATTCAAATGCCTTTTGTTTCTGAACCGCATTAAGCTCTTTTTCAATTCCATTTGCCCTAACATCAAAGATTGCTGATACTGTTTTAATGGCTAGTTTTCGTAACTCCTCATTGATTCGTTTTTGATTTTCAGGAATTTTGTCCTGATTTCCAATTATCTGATCTGTCTTTAATGAATCAATTTCAAGCTCAATAGCTGATAATTCTTTTTTGATTTCAATTTGCTGATCAGCATTAAGCTCAGAATTTGCCAGTTCTCTATTTAGATTTGACGCCTTTTCTGTTAATATTTCAAAGTCAGCATTAATAATGATCCGTTTTCTTTCTTCCTCAAACTCTTCCTGAGATACTAACCCAGCATTTAATTTTTGCTGAAGGAATAATAATTCTTTATTGGCCTGGGTTTCAATTTCAGATAATCTGCTATTATCAAAAGCTTTTATCTGACTTAATAATTCTTCCTGAGAGGTTCCTTCGATTTCCAATAAATCATTCAATTCTTTTTCCTTGGATTGTAATACTTTGCTTGCCTGACCACTTTTTATTTGACGAATCCTTTCTTCCTGTGCCAATTTTTTAGTATTTAATTTTTCAACGGCTTTAATTTCTTCGTCAATTTTAGCCTCATTGGCCTTCTTGAGATTGAGGGCGTCTATATCTGCTTTAACTTTTTGCGCTTTTATAAGATCATCTGCGGCTCTTAATTCTAAATCATTTTGTTCAGTTCTTCTTTTTAAGTATTCATCCCATATTTTAGCAGTTTCCTTATTATTAAATTTTCTTCCTTTAAGAATACTTTTAAATGATCTTTCAACTCCGGCTATTCTCTGGAAAGAAATCTTATTATATCTTTCAATCACTACCTGAAAGTTAAGTGCTTTTTTATTACCCATTACTAGCATCGCATCAAACGACCTACTAACCTGATCTTCTGTTAATTTTGCTGTTCTGGTTAATATTAAATCAAGACTTGATAATAGAATTACTTGATCAGTCATAAATTTAATAGCACCCCGGAAAACATTAATACCACCTTCACCTTTTGAAACAAATCCTTCCCATGCACTCGATAGTTTTGTCCAATCTCCGGCTAAATTATCAAGCCTCTTATCAACCATGATTTGAAGTTCATCATTAACCCCTGTTATTGAATCCCTTAATGTACGAACGCCTTCAGCAGTTGTTAAGAATTGGTTGAATGCTGCAACTGATCTTTTGTCAGTCAATTGAAGTGTTTCATTTAATGTAACACCATTTTCACGTAACTCTATTAGGGCATCAATTAATTCGTCTGAATTAGTGACTGTCCTTCCAAGTTTTTTAGCCAATGCTCCGTTGCTATCGGCCAAGTTCAATGTAATATTTCTTAATGCCGTAGAAGCCTTTGAAGCATCAAAACCGGCATCCTTTAATTTACCTGTCAATGCAAGAACATCTTCCAAGCTAAACCCATAAGATTTTAAAACTGGCCCTGCTGTTGAAAGTATTGTATCAAAATCGGCAAAGGTCAACGCACTTTTTGTTGTGGCAACTGCCAACGCTGCAACCGTTTCACCCATCCTGGAAGCATCCTTATCAAATACTCTTAAAGCCGTACCAGCTGTTTTGGCTGCCGAAGCCAGGTCCGCACCTGTAGCACTGGCAAAATTTGAAACCGCTTTTGTAGAAAGTGCTATTTCAGTAACCGTGAAGCCTAATTTTATAAGTTCAGTTTGTAATTTTGAAATTTGTGTCGCTGTAAATTCTGTTGTTGATCCTAATTGTTTGGCCTGATCGGTCAATCCCTTCATCGCTTCCTTGGATTTTCCAGACAATGCAATTAGTTCACTTTGGGCTTTTTGGAAATTAACAATAGTTCCTATTGATTTTTTAATAGCATTTGCAAAAAGAAATACACCGCCAACGGCTCCAAAAGCACTTATCAAACTTTTTCCTGATGCACCAAGCTTGCCTAATGCTGAACGGTAATTTCCGACATTCCTTTGTGACCTGCCTATGGAAGTATCAAGCTTTTTTAAAGCCATATCTTGTTTTCCAATAGTCTTTATTAATTGGCCACCAATAGCATTATTTTTCCTTTCGGCCTCTGTGAGCCCCTTATATCTGGCAATATTTTTATTCAGGGATATATTTATAGCATCATAGCTACCCTTTGCAGTTTGACTAGCAATAATACCCAGCTTGGTTTCCTTGGTTACTTTTGCCTGATTTATTTTTAGTGTTGCAAGTGTTTTGGCATTTTTGGTTGTTGTTAGCAACATTTTTCCTTCAGCAACCTCTATTTGTTTGGTTAATTTTATTGATTCTTTTCGTTCAGAATTTAATTGTTTGGTATTTTCAGCTGATTTTTTTACTATATCATTCAATTCTTTACCACTCTTAACGCCTACAAATGATTTACTAAGCAACTTCCCTTGACCTATAAGCTTATCCATAAAATCAAGAGTGCTTTTGAGCTTCTTATTAAGATCATCAAAAGGTTTTAGCGCATCCTTGCTTATGATATCGTTTTTATTTATTATCCCTGGCATTTTTCACCCTCTTTTTTAGATTATTAATAATAAATACAAACTCTGGCATTGTGGTATTATGAATATCAATAACCCCGGCTTCAATCCTGACAGCGGCCACAAGATCATGATAACTTTCATTTTTTTGGCCTTTGGTCATTTGCTCAATTTCATGCTCAACAATTTCCATCTTTGAACACAGGTTCTCAATCCTGTGTTTAGCAACATTGAGAGTTTCCCTGTACTCTTTATCTGACTTAATAGATATATGATAACCATTTTCCTTCAAGTCCTGTATATACCCTTTATTTGGCCTGTAGTTAAGCGTAAAAAGCATATTTGATAAATTATTATACTTATTTAATATTTGATGGTATTCACATATTTTGTAAAAGATGGTTAGATAGTTGTTGTCGCCTGTGATTTTTCTATGCTCTTCCAAAATCTTTTCCCAGGTTTCATTATGCTTCGACATATCAACATTCGGGAGTCTGTCATATCTTTTTAATCTCAGTAAATATCTAAGATCATCAGTTTCACTGGCACGGTAAAAATTATATACAGGAATAAACTCATAAGAATCATACAAGCTCAATAACCTCAAATGAAGTTTTTTGAGTTGCCGGGATAAAATCATATCTATCCGTTGTCTTAATGATTTTCTGACTTTCGTTTGTTGCGTTTGCATATTTCCTTGCTAATGATCGAACATTATCAAGACTTTTCAAGTACTTATACATTAGTTTATGACAGGCCATTAAGCAGCAATTTTGAGCCTTTTTAGTAATTCAATCCTTAATTCTTGATATACGAATTCAATTAACCTTTCTTGGTTATGTTCTATTAATCCAAATATAGGTTTGTATTTTGCTTCCAATGCATCATTCTTAAAATCTGTACTCTGAATTTCAATAAACCTGTCTTTCACGGTTGCTTTAATTCCATCAGCAAAGGCACCTGTTAAAATAAGATCAGGATTACCAAAGCCGGGTGCAACATTTTGTTTTTGTTTCATCTCAGCATACCATGGCCATGAATAAGGACGGGTATCACCAAACTTTCTACCAAGTGGATTGATGCCACTTTCTAACTGGTCGCGCTGTAGATCTTCAATGAATGTTGATAGGTCTATTAATATTTCATCGACAATTATTCTCATGTCAATGGTCCTAAGTGTTTGTATAAGTTCTGGAATAGTCATGTTAAAAAAATGGGAGGAAACCTTAAAGCTGCCTCCCATTTAATATTTAGTTAGCCGGAGCGTCCGGTTTTTCCTTTTTGCAGTTATCCCATAGTTTGTTCAAAGCGACCTTTCGATCTTTTTCGGCAAACCATTTAAAGAATGAATCCTCCCACCAGAATTTAACAAAATCGGCTTTCTTCGAAAACCCATCTGTCATTTCAGGACTTGGATAGAACGTCTTTTTTCTATATTTAATTGCTTTCATATCTTATATAGTTACGACTGCGCTTCCAGCTCCCTTATAACCTTCTGTAGTCATGTCTGAAGGATCAGCCAATTCTACGGTTCCGGTTACAAGTCCAGCTCCATTAAGATCATATGTTCCATCACCGTTATCGGTTGACGTTACAATTGTCTGGCCAACATTAAGAATAAAATCTTCCTTAACAAGTCCTACAATTTCTTTACCGCCACAAGTTGAAACAACCTTAACAACTACCTTAGTGATAATCGCTGACTCTACGGTAATGGTAACCCCAATCAATGATTTTAATTCTGTGAAAGGATTAAAAGCAGTGGGTATAGCAAAAACACCATCATCATCCCACTCGGCTATTGATTCCTCTTCAATATATACCTGTGACGGCCTAATAGTAGTACCATCGGACTCACCCATTTTTTTAACTTTAATCTGAGAGGTTGAAAATCCAGCAAACTTGGTTCCATCGCTGGAAGTTCCAAGAATGTTTTTACTTTGATCGACTTTCATAACTTTCAGACTCTGTCTGTTAAAGCTCCTGAGTTCCTGATGAACGCACAGAGGTAGTTTTATATTATACAAAACACCTCTTTTCCCATCGACTACGTCATATGTTTTACCGGATATAGGAGCATCCTCTACGGTGTCCTCCTTGGATTGATCTTCAATAGAATCAACCATAATAATCCATATATCTTCGTCTTGGATTAATGTTTGCCAATCGGCTAATGTCAGAACATTGGTTTCGGCTGCAAATTCAGTTGTGAGCTTCGTGAAGATTAACATCTTCGTTCCGTTCAAATTAGAATCACAGTTAAACCCAATAGGACCAAGATCAGTGTCAGAGCAATTTATTTGATTATAACTCATTTAATACAATTTATTGGTTTCTGAAATCTTAATTCATTAATATTTATTTCAATGGCATCCACATAATCAGCATTCTTATTTGCGGAATTACCATTTATAGACTCACGCCCCCAAAATAACTTATCTTCCTTAGTGTGTGGAATATGATTCCTGCTATCCATTTGAGCAATAACATCACTGCTTACTGCAATGGCTGTCATTAGATCTTCATAGATAGGATGTAGCACGGGAATAAAAGTATTCGTGTACCTTTCGGAAGCCATATAAGTATTTTCGGTTATGTGAGCTAAGCGGATTTCTATCGGAGCCTTACAATATTGTTCATTGTCGGTTCTATCTTCCGGTATATCCAGGAGTAGTATTACAACAGGGTATTTCTGCCATTTTAATTTAGGTGCATAATTTTTATTAAGTAACCTTCCAACAATTTCAACCAAGTGTCCATACATATAATAAGGGGCCAGGGCTTTCCATGAACTAGCCACTAAAGCCGTAGCCTTGACAGTAAATTGACTGGATGATGCACTTCTTATTCTGTAATCAACACCATCCATTTGAACAATCTCACCAACTGTTAATTCATTTACACTTGTTACCGTAGCTATGCCGCTTGCAATTGAGATATCTGTGATAGTTCCAGTTGCCCGGATACTGTCAACAATATCTGCAAAAACATTAGGTATTACTACCGTATTAGATACCGAACTCATTTATTGTGCTTAAAGGTTCATAAACCCAACTCGAATAATCGGTTAGGTTAGTTAATAAAAAATTATACAAAGAAGGCTTTGCATTGAAAACTACATACTGGCTATTATCCAAGAAACATTCTTTTGAATATTTATATCCCTCGAAATAACCATAAAGATCAACCATTTTATTCCATGCGTTATTCATTTTTAATGCAGGGCTTACAACGGTTGCGTTTTCATTCAATGTCTGAACAATTCCCATCTGAGATGTTTGCATGGATTGATCAGCCATATAAAACCAGAAGACATAATAAGCGATTAGACTTTCAGAATCATCATTTTTGAAACCATTCCAATGTAACAGCACGTCGGTTCCGTAGTAATCAAGAGTAAAATCAGCACCATCACGTAAATCTGTCCATTTTGTAAGCGGATCAGCTTCAGCTAATCCGGCAATAAACGCCGTGTATAGTGTAATTCCCAAACCCTTAATAAGAATTTCCTTTTCAAACTTTGTTATAAAGCTTGTCAATCCTGCTAGTACGCTGGGTCTGCTTGTGTTTGGAACAGTAATATCATTAATGAAATAATCCTCGTCTATAAAACTCATTTAGTGCATCTGTTTTTTGATAATTTATCCTCCTTATTTAAAATAACAGTATTATCCTGTTTTTTTCTCAGCTTACTTTTTACCTTTAGTTTTTGCACTTGCTTCAACTTTGGGTTTTCGGGTTTCCTTTTCTTCCAGTTTTTCAACAACCTCCTCAATTGGAGTAATTGACAAGCCTTTTGTCATTTTAACCCGTGTACTCTGAGTCCTTGCAATTTTGACCAGCAACTTTCTATTTGTTGTGGTCATTGCAAATCTATATAATTTTGGCTTTTCCATCTTGCTTTTATTTTGGTTTATAACGACTAATATTGTCTTTCCCAAATTTTAAAAGCAAGGAAATCAACCACGCCAACACCTGCGGATCTTGTTACGCGAATCATGAACCTTCGGTAATACGCTGTTATATCTGTATAGGTCATTGTTCCGGTCTGTGTGCTTGCGCCCGTTATGACAGAGGTCAATAATGTGGTGTCGGTGTACGTTCCGGCATAAAATGCGATACTGTCCGCATTACCACCATCATTAAATGCAACTGCTGTAGTATCCATCAGAATATTACCTGATACGAATATACTGTCAGCACTTGCCAGGGTGTCAACTCCGGTTAATGATATGGCATAAGATTGATTGTCTTGACTTGATATTGTAAAAGATGTATCTGAAGTAGTTCCTGACCATGTAGTTGACGTTATTGACGTCCATGATGCCGCTTCATCCCAAACCTTACCAAGTAATTCAATTTTTATACCAGGCGTGCCGCTTGTAGAATCAAGTTCTGCATATAAATTATACTGAACTGGATAAGATTTATTGAATTTCACAACAAAATCTGCAGTATCAATAGTTCCTGACATGCTAACATTACCACTGAAATCTTTCCAAATAGTAGTATTAGCCTTTAACAACTTTGTAGTTGTCTGGTCCTGTGAGAATCCTACACTTACGATAAACGCAAGTAACGTAAAAATTAATGCTATCTTTTTCATAATTTTTTCTCCTATTTTTTAAATTTTAACATCAATTATTAACCTTCTTCAGAAACAAAATCAATAGCTGTTATTGCAGTTGCAAATTTCCCAGTAATGAACCAAAGCTTATTGTATATAGGAAGGATGATTTCTTCTTCAATGATAATAGTAATCTGATTCTTTTTCTTGTCAGTTGAATCCTCTGAAAATTGAATGCTCAAAGGCGTGTACTCAGCAATCTCAACAGCCCTCTGGAAGTCTCCAATAAGGAAATGTCCGGCTGGCATAGCAGTGGTTGTGGCGATCGGAAGGGCATTAACATTTAATCTTCCGGCTGCATCTCTTGAAACTCCAACATAATGTGAATCTGTTCCTTTGAGTAATCCAAGATTTTCAACAGCACTTGGATGTAATACAATACCAGTTGCAAAATATTCACCTGCCTCTAGTAATGCTTTCCCAATAGATAGTACGTCAAATTCCTGTGCATCAACAATTCTTTGATACCAATATGAGCGCACATTTCCGGTCCATGCTGCTGTAGCTTCAGCGGCATAAGTAGCATCAATCAGAATAGTAAATTGATTCTGAACAATTACACTCGTATATGTGGCATTGTAATTTACGGAATTAGCAATAATAAGATTATCACCATTTCGCGCACCGTGAGCCGCTGCAAATGTAACTAACGCCTGAGTTCCACTATTATAAGTAGCAACTGAAGAAACAGCCGCTGCAACAAAAGCAGTATCCAGAGTTCCAAATTCCTGAGCATCAATTGTAATACCTTTTAAGTTAGTTCCAGCTCCATCTCCATAAAGGATTTGAAAATCTTCAACAAATTGAACCTGATCGGGTAGTCTTGAAAGTATCCAATTCATAACCCATGATAAACCATTTTCACGCATGTAGCGTTTAGATATTTCCATTGCCCTTGCAATCCTCCTAACTCCCCATGTATTTTCTTCAGTTGTAAAAACAGAAAGTAACGCCTCGGTATTTTCAGCAACCAAAATAGCACCCTGTGTAAATGCATCTGTATATCCAGTTACTTCGGGAGCTACAATCTGAGAGGAAGATGTAGGTCTCACTGTCATAAGATCCCTAATGTGAGTTTTCCTCAATGGAATATCCTCAACATTATTCGATATCTCAGAAATCAATACAGTTCCGGTATGACTACCAGAAACACTTACTGCCTTTTGAGCTAAATCATAATTACCATCCTTTTCGTTATTCTTATTATCATTAATGACTTCGCTATGAAGCTTAACTTCACCGCCGTGATTAATGGAATACTGATCGGTTCCGGTTTTAAAATTAGAATCAGAAAACTTTTTATAGTCTTCGCTGGCAAACATATGCTTCAGTATTTCCTCACACTGATTCCTTTTTGAATTGGGCTTGGCTTTTGTGCTTACGATAACCGCGCCTTTTTCTTGAAGTGCTTTAATGGCTGATCCCTGCTCGTCTATTGCTGACATAATTTCAGCATCAGGACCAAGTTTTTTGATTTGCTCTTGAACTTCCTTCCATTCATCGGAAGTAAAATTTGCAAAATCTTCAGCCTTTAAGAACTTTTCAGTAGTTTCATTCAAAGATTTTTCCGTAACTAATTCCTTAGTTCCTTCCTCTATTTTTGAATCAATAGTAGAGTCAACAGACGACATCTTTTCGTCAAAAGCCTTTTTAGTTGCTTCTGATGCCTCTTTGTTGACTTGTTCAATAGTTAATACTTCATCTTTTGGCATTTTTAAATAATTTAAGTTAATACTATTTTAAATTCATCAGCTTTCAAAGTGTCGCTGCCAGACGGCCCAGTAATAATTTTCTGAGTGTCTTTCGCTGACGGCTTATCTTGCTCTTCAACTATTTCTCTTATAATTTGTTTTAATTGTAAAATCTGTATTTCATATTCTTTCATTCTCTCATCTGATTGATGCCCGCTTTTCAATTGTGAGTTTAATAAGTCAATACGATTAAAGACTTTCATTATCAGATGATCCTTGTTTCCACTCTTAACACCTAAGTAGGGCGTTAATTGATTAGAGCCAAATCCACCAAGACCGGACCCCTCCCACAACATAATCTCTTTAACAACCCACATATATCCAACTGCTTCAGCAGCTTCGGGGTTTATTAATTGATTTAGATAAAATTTCCATGTATCAGCTTCATTCTCTATTAATTCTAAATCAAGATACCTAAATCCTATAGAATGATTATCTATCAAGCCCTCCTGATATTCTATTAAGGTATCACGGCCCAGAGTTGTATCAACAATCTTTGATTCGAAATAAATAACCTGATTTCCATCAAGCTTTCTTTGATCTAATACAAGAAATTTACCTGGCCTAACTGTGATATTGTGATTAAGCGCAAATTTAATTTGGACTACGTCTGGTTTTGTTGGCCCATTTTGAGCTATACTATTATTAGCAACCTTATCAATCAATACATCTTGATCCATATCAAACCAATACAAAGTATTAAGAATTCCCGTAATAACCCTCTTGTGTGGATCAACATCTTTGACGGCTATTTGCATTTTTGAGCCTTCAGAATTAACTGGCCTAACACAATATTCTTTCTGCATTTTTTCGGCATGTGTTTTTTTAACAAGTGTCTCCATATTGTTTATCTTTTAAATGTAGCCTTTGGTTGTGAAATCAAAACAAATCCTTTATGATTACTGACTGAAACCGTTTTATTTTCTTTTTTCTTAGCCATTATCTTCTGTTTTTAATTGTTCTGTAAATGTAAATTGTCCTAATAAAATAGCAATTTGCTTATCATCCATTTGGCTAATTCTTATCTCACCGTGTGCAACCGGGAGCTTTCCAATCATATCCAGCCATTCATTAATAGTAATTGAATCGGCCTTAAATAATGAGAACGCAACATCATTTGTAATCTTCATTCTATCAGCTTCTTCCTTTTTGTTTTCTTGAAGAGCGTCAATATGATCGTAAGAATTAACAATCTCATAACCATTTTCCCTTGTTTTAAGGAATTGATTTAATGC